CCACCACCATAATAATCTGTTGTATAACCACCACCCGGTGCTGTTCCACCCGCATCTATTACTGAATCACCAACACCACCATAATAATCTGATGTATAACCACCACCTGGCGCTGTTCCTCCAGCGTCTATTACTGAATCACCAACACCACCATAATAATCTGGTGTTCCATCAAAAGTTTCAGTAGTTCCTATTCCATCAAAATCATTTAAATCTGTTCCTCCAGTTATTATTGAATTATTTCCATATCCCGAACCATAACCTTGACCAAAAGAAGCTCCATACTGTGGAGCAGTTAAAGTAAAAGTACTTGGTGCATTGAAACCAGTAAAGCTTGGCATAGAATTAATTTGATTTTTTACAGGATCGTAATAAGAAACTTCACCATCTTCATCTTCTTCTTTTTCTAAATTAATAATATTATTATTCTTAGTAATTTCTTTTTCTGAAATAAAATCAGGATCTTTAGCTAATGACTTATCATCAAAAACCATGTCAGCTCTAGTTTTAGCAGTACCTAACATTTTTTCTTCTGCTGCATCAAGAGCATCTAATCTTTCTTGTAAATTACCCTTATAGCCAGGTTTGCTCATAGTTTTTTTTATTCTATCTCTTCTTTTTTGAAAAGTTTCTGCAGTTACTTTGTTAGCATTGTAACCAGACATTACATTTTCTGCTGTATCATAATCACCACCACCAGATACAATTCTTCCAATGTCATCAATCGCTATACCTTGACCTAATAATTCATTTTCATAAATAGCTCTTCTATTTACAGGCATCATGTTACCTAAAGCATCTAATCCTTTTCCAATAAAACTATTTTTTAAATAATTTTGTGCTGCACCGGGTATACCTGTTAGTTGTTTACCTTGATAATAATCTGGATACATATCCATTAATTTTGCTACTTCAGTGCTTGTATTAGGAATATTTGTACCTGTAAGAGAACCTCCTGGAGTTCCAATTAAATTTCTTTCAGCAGCTTGTCTGTAATTGTATGGACTATATTGATCTGATGTTCTTGTTCTATTAGGATCAGGATTGTACACACTAAATCCATCTTCGTTGCCACCTGGTCTAGGTAATAATTTTTCTATTGGTTTTACAGGAGGTTGAGGAAATAAACCTGGAGGATTAGTTCCAATAGGGGGAGTTCTGTCATATGTAAACGGTTTAGGTAAATTATCTCTTTTTAAATATTGTTGTACTAAATCAAATAAGCTTGCCATTATCTCCGTCCGTCTGGTTGTATATCAATTCTTAATGTACCAAAGCGCCAAGATTCACTAACATCTGTATTTTCTATTTTGATATTAACAAACCTGCCTCTGGCTCTTGTATCCTTTTTATCAGTACTTGAGTTAATTGTAAAGGGACTTAAAGAAGTAGTTGTATCTGATTGTTGAGGATAACGTTTGACAGCAAGGGTTACTTTTGCATTACCTTGTAAGTCTTTAAAATCTGGTACAAATCTTCTCATAGCTAAAAATATTTCTCCTGCTACAGCCATACCTGTAGGTTTACCTTGAGCATTTCTTTGACTGGATTGTATATCAAAATCATATGATTTTACAAATGATGTAACTGTTGTTGTGGTACCATTAGGATTGACTTGATCTGTTCCTACTTCATGTTCAAATAATGTTGTTTGACCTAATCCATCCTCACCTACTATTACAGGAAAACTACCAGAAGCTGAGTCATCAAATTTAGTAGCCGATGGTTTAGGATATACACTAGCATCAATCCAAGAAGTTCTTGCTTCTGTTCCTATATACCAAACACCACCTTTCATAGCTTCTCCATAATTAAATACAACGTATTGATCATTGTAGTCAGAACTAGTTGATGGATAATACCAAACTACTTCAGTATATAAATTATTTATACCTGCATAAACTTGTTGACCTTTTGTTGTATCTGCTTGGTCATAAACATAATCTTCAACAGAACAAGGTAATGATTTAACTGTACCATCAAACATAAAGAAACCATTATTAGACATCCAAAACGCAGCACCATCTATTTCAATAGCTGCATTTTTACCAATCAACCCACAGTTAGTACCAACTTGCTCAAAACCAAATGTAAAAGGTGCACCAATAAATTTCATGGTGTACAATGCATTATCAGTCCAAACTAAAATTGTTTCTTTTGCTTTTAAAGAACCTATAATTTTTGTACCATCTTGTAGTCTTTGTGATCCAGCACTGTTAATAGCTGTTGGTGTATAATCATTTATATCTTCTTGATCCGAAAATCTTATAAACATATCATCTTGAGATGTTGTATCTCCAATAATAGTTTCTGTTCCTAAATGAATTAAGTGACGTGTTGTAGGTGAAACTAAAGATACTCTAGTTGCTGTTGGATTAGCTGATGTAGAAAAACCAGATGTAGTTGTTGATGCTCTTGTTGTTAATCTTGCGGCGTCCCCAGCATTCCATGTAAAAGTTTTTCCATTTGCAATTGTTGCAACTAATACTTGACCAAAATTACTTAGACTCCAGAGGCCTGGTTCCAGACTCACGTCTGATGCTGATGCTGCTTCACCCCAATTACCTGTACCCCAAGTATCAATACCCCAACCATAACCATATGATTGTTCTGCAGGACCAACTTGTTCATAAGGTTTAACTTCTAAACTACCACCTGTTGCAACTGTTGCTGTTGCATTAGAACTTTGTGTAATTGTAAATACGCTTGAACTTGTAACACTTGTTACTTGAAATAATTTATCTTCGAAATCAGAATCTGAATAACCTGTACCACTTGGTAAAGTTATATTATCTAATAATACAATATCACCTGCAGTTAAACTATGGCTTGCTTTTGTAATAGAACAAATAGGTGAAGCATTTGTTGTTGCGATTGTGCAAGAAGACAAAGTAGCCTTTAAAGGTGTAATGTCATAAAGTTGACCTTCAAAGTATATAAGTAAAAATTTATCAGTGCCGATTGCAATATATCTATTTCCATCTAAGTCTACGAATGCAAATTGACGTCTTGCAACTCCAACAATAGTATCAGTTACTAATGATGACCAACCACCTACTTTTTCAGGTAAATTATATCTGAAACGAACGTTGTCACAATCTACCCATCTATTTTCTGCACCAGATGAAGTGTCTTGTTTATCAATTCCTGGTAAGACTTTAAAATCAATTAGAGCCATGGTCCGTGCTCCTATATGTTATCTTTATATACCCAGCCTCTTGTTGCATTAACATAAACTAAAGTAAATGCTGCTGTGTTTGTAGATACTACTAAATCAGAAGCAGAGCCTAAAATATTAGAACTATTTCTACCGATTGTTAAATTATTAGATGCAAGGTTATTACCTGAATCTATGAAATGTACTTCATTACCTATTGCAGGGGATGCTGGTAAATTGATTGTAACCGGTGCACCAATACCACCACCTGAAGTATCAACTAAAACTTGATCACCGTTGACTGTTGTGTATGTTGCTCCTGGTGTAATGTATCCTTTAGTTTGTAATTTACCTGTAATATTAGTTCCGTCAGAATATAAAATAGTTGTTGATCCAACGGGTAAAGTTAAACCTGTTCCTGAAACTGTCTTAATTGTTAATGTATATAAAGAAGCAGATCTATCAGTTGCATCTTCAACTATAAAAACTCTTTCAGCACTATCTGGCATTGTAACCGTTCTATTTGCAGTTAGAGTACCCGTTAACTTATAGTATAAATTTTTACCATTTGATGTTGCATAATTAGCTAAAGATAATGCTACATCAGCTGATCCTACTGCTAAGGATAAATATCCTGATGATGCTTGTTCTAAAATTTGTAAGTTTGTATTAGTAATAGTTCCCCATGTACCTGATTTTTCACCGGTAGTAATGAGTTCTAGTTTTAAATCATTTGACGTACTTGATGCCATTTATTCTCCTATGGGTTATTTGGATCTATTGGAATCCAAACACCAGTTGCTCCTGGAATTATTGGGTTCCATGATATCACATCTACCGTGTCTGTTGCAAGTGCTAATTCTTCTCCTGTAACAAGAACTGTTTGACCTATTTTAACAACTACATCACCCGTTGCTAAATCAACTCTTTGTCCTGTAGGTAAAACAACTGATTTACCTATAATTTGAACATTACCTATAGCAAAGTTTAATCTTTGTCCACTTACAGTTACAAATATACTAACTCCACCTGGATCGGCAAAAGGTGAGTTTGCAAAAGGTGTTGCTCCAAATAACATTATGAACCTCTACTCGTTTGAATGGGTACCCAAGTTTGACTTGCACCTGGTACAATACCATTCCATTGTCTAATATTAACTGTTGATGTACCAATATCTAATTCATTACCCGTTGGAAGTACTGTTGCTTTTGCTACAATTGTAACTGTTCCTGTCGATAAATTTTGTCTATTGGTTGTAACGGTTACTGTGGCGTTTGCTTTTGTAGTTACATTGCCAACTGTAATGTCAACTTTATTTCCTGTAACAGAAACATTTGCATCTGCAACAACTGTAACATCTCCTGTATCTGTATTAATTCTTGATCCAGTAGGCGAAATATTTGCATCTGCGGTTGTTGAAACAGTTCCTGTAGATAAATCTACACCTGATCCTGTAACAGAGTTTGTTTGTGATCCTGTTGCAGCTATATTTGCTGCTGCAGTAGTTGTGACATCTCCTGTATCTAAATTAACTCTATTACCTGTAACACCTACAACGTCAGCTACATTAACTGTACCTGTTGTAAAATCTAATTGACTTCCTGTAACTGTTGTACTTGCTCCTGCTGCAACGGTAACTAGACCTGTAGATAAAGCAGTTGCAATGCCTGATACACCAATGACATCGGCTACCTGAACATTACCAATTCCAATATTTAATTTATTTCCTGTAGGTAAAATTAATGCATTACCAACGATACTAACTGTACCTGTTGATTCGTTAATTCTATTACCTGTTACAATCGCTAATGCATTAGGATTAAATCCTGGGTCTGCAAAAGGTGCTGATGCAAATGAAGTTCCGCCAAAAAACATAAATATAAATCCTTAAAAGGAAGCAGGGGGTATGTGGTGGTGCCCTGCCTCCATCTAAAGATTATATCATCGTTTAAACCAAGAAGGAAGACCTAAATGTGGGCGCTTGTCAAACATATTATCTTTAGCGCCAGGCGTTTTACGATTATTATAATGAAGAAATACTTGTACGCATTCCTTACCTTTGAATTTATTTCTCCAATGCTCTAATTCACAACCAGAATAAACCAGCATATCTCCTGGTTTTAAATCTACTTTAATACCTTTTTTCCCAGTCTCTCCAGATGGTTCTAAATATATTGGCCAATCATCACCACCAAGATTCATAGTAGTTGATATCTCACAACTAAATCTATCTTTGTGTCTTTTTAAAACATCACCTTTTTTATATATTCTTGCATAAGTATAGGCTGGATATAATTTTAATCCTGTTGCTTCTTCCATTTTA